TACGCGTCTTGTCTAACATTAAGGTATTCGTAAGATAAATTTTCAGATGAAAAAATGTCAGTTAATGACATAAGTAAGTTTTTTAGGTGTGGGCGTACATCCACGGTGTATCTTATTTTTGGTGGGTAAATTTTCGCGTCGATTTGACGGTTAAAAATTGTTACATCACCTTGTTTGATGTAGACATTAAAATACTCAGGTCCGTCAGTATATGATGTATCTAAAACCGTTGGGTTATTAGAAATTTCATACATATTATCCAACATATATGTAACCGTTTTCATCTTCAATTGTTTTTCTAAATCATCTTTAAATTCACGAATTAAATCATATAATTCTGTTGAACTTTTCGCTTTAGGATTAAATTCTCTTACGTTAAAAAATCGTTGAACGATGATGTTATCGTTAACTTTCATTAAAAACTCTAACTTTGTTGAATCGTGTTGTTCTTTCATAATTTTTATTTATTAAACTTTCTTTTTTCTTTTCTTGTTAATCTTAAAAAGGGTGTTAAAAAATTCACCCAAGCATTGTCTCCTTTCGGTAGGAATTTGAAGAACCCATCTTCCATCATCATCTTGATAACATTCCTGTGACCTCGACCATCCGGGTCCAAGGTTTCTGAATAATATTCATTTACTACGTTTTTCCCATCTTCAGTTATTAAAGGGTTTGACAAATCAACTATCTTTTCATTGATGACAAAAAATTCATCACCATAAATCCCACTCTTAGTTTTACCCGTTAAAAGATTTTGTAACACTTTGTTATCCTTATCTTCTTTGTGTAGAATTTCAGCCTTTTCTAAAATATCGGTGAATTTTACTTCTCGGTCAAGTAGCTCAGGAAATAATTTAACCAAAGTCTTATCACCAAGGTAATAGATACCATCTATGTTATCCGATTTATCACCGGCTATTATCTTGTAAGTCTTAACGTTATAATGGGGAATTTCAATATCCTTAAACTTAATGTTGTCACCAAGTTTAAAATATTGTTTCAAATCAGGTAAATAAATTCTAACATTTTCGGAAATCAATTGAGTTAAATCACGGTCTCCTGAATATATCGTTTTATCTTCATCAGGTGAGATTTGACAATAATAAGCAATCAAATCATCAGCTTCGTTCTTATCGACCAACACCTGTCTTATAAACAACTCTTCCAAGTATTGTTTAACACGTTCCTTTTGTTCGGTAATAGAATCTTCTTTGGTTAAATCAAAAGGGGTCTTTCGATTTGCTTTGTATTGGGGGTATAATATTTTTCGAGACAATGAATTTTCTTCACCATCCCAAAATACAACAACTTTATCAAAATTTTCAGTATCAATAAATCGTCGTAGTGTGTTTATAAAGTGCCACACCCCACCTATGTGTTTTCCGGAGTGAAAGAAATCTTTCACCCCGTGAACACCAATTTTAATTAGGTTGTTTCCATCAACCAAAAAGGTTTTAGTCATTTTTTACCATTAAATGGTTCTACAATCAATCTTCTAACTCTTCTTCCTCTGTTGGGACAAACACTTCACTAAGTTTAAAGTCTCCCTCACCACCTAACTTCTTATTCCAATATTCGGAAAATTCTTTTTTGTATTTCTCAATAGCCGCTTTATCATCTTTGATATAACCTTGAGGAACTGCTAATATTTTACCATCTTTATATGATAACCCATTTACGTGATTCTTCAATATTGAGATTTTTGTTCTTGTTGCGTAAACAACTGTTCTATTGTTTTTAGTTGCGGTAATGTGGTTGATACCTGCTTTCTTCTGATTACCAAATAAGAACACCAATGAAGACGCTAACCATATCGCCTCACCACCTTTTGCTTTAATCTCAGGTTGTCCAAATGGATTGTCAGGTAATTCAACCCAAGGTTGATTAATAACAACCATACTCGCCCAATATGGAACATCTTCTTTTTTAGTTTTAGATATTCTTGCAGAAATACCCATACCTATTTTGTCGGCAAATGTTGCGGCGTTATGTTGTTTACCACCTTTACCGTCAAATGTCATCTTACAAGGAATTGAACCGACAGAATCCCATAAAAATACAATGTTGTAAGGAATTTCACCTTTGTCTTGAGCATCCAAAATTTGGTTAATAAAATCAGTTGCTTGTTCAATGTAATCGAAACTATCATTGAAGATAAAGTTACCATCCCATTCCCCCTCAGAGTTTTGTTCTGCTTGAAGACCTAATTCAACCGCGTGTTCCCAATTCCATTTTCTTTCAGTTATAACGAAAACAGGTAAATCACCTTGTTTTTGAGCATTCGCCGCAGCCAAAATCATTGCCGTTGTTTTAGATGAGTTTGAGTGACCTAAGAACATATTAATATGTCCTTTACTTGGACCAGGTAGACCACAAGCCTCAGTGAACTCTTCACCACAGTCATAAAAACTGTCAGGTTTATATTTTGTCTTTGTCGAAAACTTACCTTTGATTGATTCTAATGAAAAATCTTTTTTCTTTACTGCCATATATAATTTAATTTAAATAAAAGATAAAAAAAGGTACTGACTTTATCAATCAGTACCTATCTATAGGTTTTTTGTTAGAATGGTAAATCTTCGTCTACCTCAGCGTTAACTTGTGGGTCAACAATAACTGATTTAGGTTCACTTTTAGGTTTTGAACCTCCAAATGATTCCTCAGCTTGAGTTGAGTCACCGTAAACGTATTTACCTTGGTCATTATCCCATTTAGGAGTTTCACCACGAGCAATCGCTTCTAAATATTCTACAGGTTTTTTAGAATAAACATCTTTCCAAGTTAATTCATCATTAACCCAAGAGTTTTTCGTATCACCATCTTCGTGTAATGAAGCCGGGTCATCATACATAACCGTTTGAATAACTGTGTATTCTTTACCTTGGTTAGTTTTTGCTTTCGTCATTTCAAGGATAAGGTCTCTACCTTTGTCAGCATCGGTGATGTCACCTTTGTTTCTCCAAATTGGTATGATTTTGTCTAAGATACCCTCGTTTTTGTAATTGTGTTTAAATCTCCAAAATTTAGGACCATCTTCTTCTTTATCACGGTCAATAACTTTAACGATGTAAAATTTACGTGATTTGTAGTTTTTTGCAAGTTCTTTATCACCATCAATGGTTAATTCTTCGTGAACTTCGTTCAAAGGTGAACGTTCATTGTCGTTCATACCAGGGTCATACAATTTAATCCATTTCCCGTCGATAAACATTTCGTGGAACCACACTTCTACAAAGGGTGAAGAACCATCAGGTGTTGGGAGAATTCTTAATCTCTTAGAACCTTGTTTCTCATTATCTTTCAAGATAGCTGCGAAATATTTTTTCATTCGCTCGTCTTGACTCATTTTGTTACTGTTTGAAGGGTAACCACCTTGTTGTGCTTTCTCGTATTGAGCTAACACTGAATCTAATGTACTTGTCGCCATAAAATTTAGTTTATTTGTTTATTAAAGTATAAGTCCGCCTTGTTGTATTGTCAAATTTTTTAGGAAAAAAAACTTGTCTTTTTTATAGACAAGTTCATTTCCAATGTGTTATCTATTAAAAATTATTCTTGTAACCTTCTTCATCATCAAAATCTCTAAAAGTCTTTTGAATTTCGTTAGGTGAGAAGTCTTTAACCTCATCAGTTGTAAGAACATATTCATTTTTACCTGATTTTTCCATATCTTCTTGTTTATCAATGAAGAAATCTGAAAGTTTTTGGTTGAAAGGTCCTGAATCTAAAGTTTTAAGTTCTAATTTCTCTTGAGGTGTTTTTTCACGGTATTTCTCAACCTTAGCCTCAAGACTATTTAGTTTATTAACTATCTCATCCATTTCACCTAATTTACTTTCTAAGTTTTCCAAGTGACCAAATAATTGTTCAAAATACTCTTCTTGTTTTTTCTCAACATTTTTTTGAGATTTAACTAAGTCAGTTATTTCCAATTCCTCTTTACCCGATTCATCACCAACTTTTTCAACATCAGGGTCCGCTTCAACATCAACAGGTTGTGGTGTCGCTCCCGCCGCAGGTGCTCCCGCTGCAGGTGGTGGAGGTGGAGTTCCTCCTGCTAATGGGTCTGCCGGTGGTATTCCTCCCGCTAATGGGTCTGCCGGAGCTCCCGCTAACGGGTCTTCTGCCGGTGGTGGAGGTAATTCTTGTTCATTAATATATTTATTAATAGAGTTAAATCTTGATAACTCTTCTAAAATTCTCGCATCAATATTCATATTATTATTACCCATTTAAAAGTTGTTTAACACCTGAGCGTGTTTCTACTTGTATTTTTTTATTTGTGTTCATAGTATTGTCAACTCTTTCAATTAGACCATCTTTCATTCTAATTGTGTAACAATCACCTGTGTCTAAATCACACACTTCTTTAAATCCATTACCGGCATCTTTTTCTGTGTGACGGGTATTTTTACCCAAATAACTATCTAAAATTAATTTTGTATTCATAATTGTATGTTTATTAATAAATATCTTTGTTATCTAAAAAATTTATGGGTTTAATGTTTTAAATAGAGTTATTGATGAGGTAACTTGATTAATTATATTTGTTTGGTCAGTTTCAGAAACTTTACTCCATTCCGCAGTCTCAACATCTTTCTTCTCAGGTAATCTATTTTTAAACCAAAACTCAGCAATTGACGGAGCAATCTTACCTTCATTATCAGGTTTAACGGTTGACATTCTAGTTTTAAATCTATTAATTAACATATCAATATTTTTATCAATAGAGCTAAAGACGGCGTAAGGTAATAATGTTGACCCCCCACTTTTCATACAATAATACTTCGATTCAAACGAATCAATAATCCCCCAATCCCTTGATAAATCA